TGTATTTTAGGAATTGTGTACTTGGTTGTGTTCAGGAGTGTTGGCGAGTCACTCGAGGTGGGCATGTTACGTAAGTGGCGTCCTCAGACCGTAATCGGTAGAGAAGATGCGTGACGCCAAGGAGGAGTAACATGTGTATCCTAGTCCGGTTTCGCGGATGTCTTCATGTAATTGAAGACACTCACTTTCAGTGAAATCATAACGATCTAGGAGATCGTTAGTGGTGTATTTGTGTTTTACACCTTCATGTAGTAAGTTAATGAAACCGTCGGGTTTTACCACTTTGTCAGTTGACCTAGGATTCAACTGCTCAAATGTTTTGTTGTCTATTTTAGACAACAGTCCGTTCATCACCCCGCTCTGGTGATCTCTTACGGCATCATCTATGGATGTACGTGAAGTTGAGGGAATTTCCCCTTTAAGAATGCCAGAAGCCCTTAATATTACTCCAATGTTGATAACAGGTTGCCATGAATTGCAACAAGTGCATCTGACAGGATTATGTTTCAGAAATGTGACTTTCTGAAACCTATCCTTGTGGCCAATATCAACAATGTATCCACATCCGGCACACGCTGTTGTTATACCATTTTGTGTGAAGTCCCCCACATCAACAATGTTGAGGAACATAATCCACCACGAAAAGGTGTTAATTAGAGTTGTGATTGTTATGCCGGATTGTAGGTACATAACAAGTGGACGTAATATGAAATACTCTTTGTATTTCTCAGGGTTGCGGACAATGATGTCTCGCAATATCTGGTCGCTTACGGATTCACGTACATGCATTGGAAATTCAAATGCATCAAACAGGAGGTTGAAAATTGAAGTTTGGTGAGACATATCGCATGAGCTGATATCCAAGTCGTACCATTTCAAAACTCCATCTTCTCGGACTGCAACTGTTGCATCGTCCGAGAATGCATATAAATTTACATCATATGGACTCTCATAAAGGTCATTAAACATGGCCTTCATGTCGTCTGGCTTTGGTGCCGAGATGAATGTAAATTTGGAGTTTTTGTGGTAGACAGATCTTACCATCCTTTTCTTGCAATATTCTGCAAAAGGAGCTCCCTGTAGGGAAGATTCAACCCCAAGGTCAACTATGATGCGACCAAACTTACCAGGTTTGGCCCATTCTTGACATTTGAGTTTCCACGTGCATAGTTCAGTATACCTCTTCTTGACAATTCTCCCATCACACAACAAGTCATCGATAGCTCTTTGTCTGAGAAGGAGCTTCTGATGTGGTGTGTTATAGAGTGCCAAAACTTCCTCGACCATCTCGATGTGATGTTCTGAGACACCGTAGTGTCTTCTGAAGGTTTGTAAGAGGTAATCATGATTGACGTAGAGATGTACATCCTGATTTCGTCGCAGGCGTTGATCGAGCATAAAATCGCTCTGTCTACAACATGTGTGTCGGTACAATGCTTCGCCCAGATTTGAGCGAGAATTATGCATTATGACACCATTGTGTGCGAAGTTGAAGCCATACGCAAGCCGTTTGGAGCGTTTCATTTCATGGCGTTCAACTGAATCAGGGTGATGATCAGGATTTATGTGGTTACCAAAGTTTAACACCCCTGTTTGGATGTTAAAAAACCTATTGCCTCTAATTACCCTGAATCTGTTGTTAGAGATGTATCTCTTACCAGTCAAGGATTCAGATGCTTCAATGACAGTCAGACCAGTGTAATATATCCCCGCCTCGCGGCGTGGATACTTGGTAATTATTGCAAACCCAAAGGATAACCGGAGCCGCCAGTTATCTTTGAGTTTGGGCAGGACATGCTTTGGTACAAGTCCAGGAATAAAAGGATGTTAGTGACATTCATGATGGTGTTGTATGTACGATGAATGTGCTGAAGTAAAAAATAATCGCGATTTAAGTTCAAAACCTCCTCTCGGAGGACGGATTGTATGGTATAATTTATGGTTTTCTTCAAACCAACCACACGTTTGGATCCGATTGAACGTAATAATTGATTACGCAAGTTGACGAATATCTCTCGTTCAAAGTGCATGTTGTATGCTTTGTTGAACAGATTGGAACTGAAAACCGCGTTCTGGTTGAATCTAACGTCGAGGCCCATTAATTGCGTCAAATACAAACCACGAATGGTGCTCTTTGACACAAGTTGAAGGAAGGATGTCGGTCCTCCCCAATTTAATGCCCCAACGTTGTTCACCCAATCATGCACGGCTGCGATTTCGGTTGAAAAGGCTCCAACAATGAAATCTTTGGCAATATCATAGAGATGACGACGTCTATCGTTTACGTCAGTAACGTTCACGTAGATAGTGACCGCTTCAAAAATGTCTCTAACAGGATCACAGAGTGGCGGTGGTGGTGGTGGTGGACCACCACCGTCCCCGGGCCCTCCACCACCGCCCCCACCACCGGGTGGTGGGGGAGGGGCACCACCAAGGTTTGCAGGTGGTGCTGGATTAACTGGGTTCACCGGTGGTCCACCGCCATTATTTGCTGGTGGAGCTGGGTTTACCTGGTTAATCACTGGGCCACCATTATTTGGTGGTGGTGGTTGAGGAGGAACCACCGCCCCATCCCCGTTAGGTAACGGATTTATTGGGGGGACAACAACAGGTGCGCCATTTGCTCCTCCATCGTTTCCCCTCGGGGGTATAGGTGGATTCGGCTGTTCTGGCGGTGGTTGTTGTGGTTCATCAGGTTTCTTGAGGACGTTCGGAACGTCCTCAGGGAACAAATAGAACCCGGATGGTTCGGCGAAAAATTGATTGACGCCTTCTGTGACGCGTGGTTGAGTGACCACGACTTTTTGGACGGACTTGGGAGAGTCTCGTCCAGCTGTGATTTTATTGTCTTTACTGACCTTTCCAGTTGGTTTACTGGATTCCTTTTTACCGGCAGACGGTAATAACTTCCTGGATGAAACCGCAGGCAATTCCTGTGGCTTCTGGTAGACAATGTCTACTTTTGATTCGTTAGACCAATCACTCTCCTCAGATGGAAGGCCATTCCACTGAGGGTCAATTTTGTAAAATGTTGTGTCTAACTCCTCATGCATCTTGTCACCTTTTGAACCACCACCCTCCTTGAAGTTTGGGTGGAAATGGACTCTGCCGAGCAACATACATTGTTCAATACCAAGTTGACATGGTACTCGGTCAAGTTTATCAATTGAAACTTCTTTACAAAGTTTCACTGACTGAGCGATTCTTCGCTCAGCACCCGTGAGTGCGGGTTTCTTCTCGACGTGATAATGTTTCTTGCTCCTACAGTGGGAGTCCGGACATGGTGCGACCATTTGAGGTCGATTTTTGTCACTTTTAGTTGTTGACTTCATAGCATTAGCCACAGATTGGGTGAAGTTACCCCAACGTGTGGTGGCAGTATCGGTGGCACGGTTTTGTGCTCGCTGAGCTTCGCTAGACACTTTCATAGGTGTTAACCGATATTTTGTTGTTTATTTATTTTTATTTTTATTTTATTTTATATATGTATGAACAAATAATGCTGTGAATGTAATGATGGGTTGTGAGCCCATGTAAAAGTGATTAAGAATTAGTATAGGAACAGGCCATAATATGACGATGCCTGGAACTCCTGCCAGAAAGTCCCAGACACCTCCATACTTAATGTGTCATTGTTACTTGCACCCGTTAAATAACACATCAAAACGTTTTGGAATACATCATTTCATTTGTAGAAACTATCAGAGGTGTTACGGCTCGTTAACCTCTTTCGCCATTAGATGGATCATGCTCTCGTACGTTTCACTGCAGCCGCCCTTTGGGTGTTACCCCCTGCTGACCACTCTATACTTCTTCCTGTGAGTTGTGCTCTTGTTGAAATAGTTGATATGTACACGTGTCGCTATTCAAGCTGTTGTCAACGCTTGGGTATTCTCTTTCAGATGATGTGAAAAAGAACATCCAATACATGATGACGACAACGAAGAATAGGTATTGGCACACCGATGGACAACATCGTGTGTGTTTTTCCTCTGGTCTTTCAAGAGGAGTATTGAGGCAATTGGTGCAAATTGTGGGTCGGTTTTTGTAAAGGTTGCACATTAAAGCATAGCGACCGCAGCATTGAGTGCGATCGGAATGACATGCTTTATGTTTTTCTGTGCGTAAGTTCGTAACTCGGTCATCATCAATGACCACATGTTTTGTCGTGTTGAGGATTTATCACTGCCGAGATGACGCTGAGCGGCTGCTAAGACAGTCTCAGTGCCTTCTGGGTCAACAGCATTTGGTGTGGTGAGACGAGCAAATGCTGGCCCAATGGCTTCGGCGTGTGTAATGATCTCATACTCAAAGGCCATCCCAGGGACGACTGAATCACACATTATGTACCCCATAGGAGACCCAATCTCGATGGAGGGGGTGTACGTGTAATCACCATAAGTAAAGCCACCAATATTTCTTAAGTTAGCAGAAAGTGGGTAGGCTTTACGAGAATTGGTGAAATTGACGTTTGAGGGGTAAGTGTAATCGTCATATGTCACGGGGACGATAGACAGTTGGTGCCAATCACGGCTAACGGTGGAGACCCTGGCCGTTGGAAAAGAAGCCAATTCGTCAAAGGTGTATGTCTCATAGGCGTTGTAATCATCCTTCATCTTTGGTGTCCAGGACACCAAACGTCCACCACGGTTCAATTCGGTACCGCAGTACCGGACGCGCATGGATGTGCAGACTATTCTGGCGGATCCTGTCGCATCGTCCCGGGCAACTACTTCTGGAGTGACGTTGATTGGGGAAGTGGTGATGGAGACGCCAGTTCGTAGCAGGTCATTCCCCGATAGCGGGCTAATGTCCTGCCGAACATAGTTCGATGACGTGGTGAAGATGGAAGGGATGTTGCAGACCGTTGGGGAGAGGGCAATAAATCCCACTCCTTGAGTCCCTGCGGTGAATACTCCACGACTAAAGATGGTGTACTTAAACGAATCGGTTGCAGGCACTGTTGGGAGACAGGCTCCACGTGCTGCCGCGCTGAAGGGATCGGCAATAGCAACTGCGAGTCGTAAGACACAGTTCGAGAGCCTGACGGGCACCTGAGCAGTCTTCTGTTGAGTATTGGTGACGTAATGTTGTGTGTGATTGGTTTTTGACTTGTTACGTTTGGGTTTGGTTTGTTGTTTTGGTTTGTTGGTTGTGTGTGTTTTTGGAACCAGTGATACAAGTTGAGAATCCGGGTCATAATTCTCAAAAGCCGAAAGGAGATAGACTATAAACTCTCCAGTTTTATAACGCGTACGTGGTCGCGGTCAGGTCGTTTGTACGAATACAGGTCACCTGGTACTGCTGGGATACAGAACCTGCCTATAATCGATGGTGAAGTGGCATTCCTACAGATAGTCATTCTGTGGTAAATCAGCCACCCGGCGTGTAGATAGATGTCCGACTGTACTAGTATTCCGAGTTCTAGAGTCTATCTACCACCATCGATGAGCCGCGCTCCTACCCTCGCGCGCCCCTGTGGTGTTCTTCAACACCCCCATGT